TTACGGGGGCCCCTGTCGGCTTTCGCCGGCGGGCTACTGGAGTTCCTACTCTCGTAGCGACGCGATCTGCGTTGGGTTAGCTCTGTGCGACAAAACCGCACTCCTCTAGGAGTATAGTATGCCGATCAAAACATCCATCCATTCGGATGCGTGGGGACCTGTGTCTTATACAGTCCAATCTCCAAACCCGTCGCTCGCTTCTTCGGGATCGATTCGGTCCGGCGTGTCATTAAACACGACGAACTCTGTCGACCTGGGAGGGAGCTTAACGGGATGGAAGGATCGTATTCGACAAGGGGTCTCCGCGACTACCGGTTTGAGTGGTTTGAAGCGATCGTCATCGGTCAGCAACTTTTGCTGGATACGTCATACAGACGTACACCAGACAACAGGCGATGTCCGAACTACTACTATAACGGGTCCCCTCGGGTACGTCCCAGGAGCTGCATCTTATGCAGCTCCTGATAGTACTCTCCTAGACTCTGCCAATTCCGAGGCCATGCAGTACTTTGTCTCCAAAGCGATCGAGGCACAAAGGTCTATCCAGACCCTTGTTACCCTGGGCGAGTTGGGGCAAACAATACGCATGATAAAGCGACCCTTGTCCTCCCTCTTCCAGCAGCAATATCGGTATCTCGATCGCGTTAAGCGACGAGCTCGCCGAGAAACTACTAAGAGGAAAAAGAACGAGGTAATCGCTGACACATGGTTGGAGTACTCATTTGGCTGGCAGCCTCTCGTGAATGACATACATGGAGGGATGGAAGCTCTTGCAGCGACAGTGCACTCGGCTCCTCTAAGTAAGAGGATAACCGGAGTGGCACGGCGTGACAAGACCCAACCTGCCCAGCATGATATCCGCGTTTGGCCGTCTGGCGCAAATAGGATCGAATGGCGCGCTAGCGCGGTCGATATCGATGAAACGATGGTTAAGTATACAGGGGCTGTACGAGTACAGTCTTTAGATACTCCCATCGAATCTTCGAAGTTCGGCCTCCGCATGCGTGACATCGTTCCCAGTCTCTGGGAACTGATCCCGTACTCCTTCATGGTCGACTATTTCACCAACGCTGGTGAAATCATCAATGCTCTGGCTTTTCATTCCGCGGATCTGATGTGGTGCGAGAAAGGGACTATGCGCGCGCGAAGGCGCGTCCATACCCCCGGTATCGCAAAGCCGCTTCCGATCAATGGATGGAAGGTTCAGAACTTTGAGGTCGATCTCGGCAGAACGTCTGTTATAACCGAGAAGAGGGTTACAAGGGAAAAGTACGCTGACGGGTTTATACCCCGTCTTACGTTCGAAATCCCAGGTGCCTCCTCTAAGAAGTGGCTTAACATTGCCGCTTTAACTCTCGCGAGTAAACAGGCATCCCGGTACGCAGCTGGTCCTACGCCCTAGCGGGCGCAGTTGTGTATCATCCTATCAACCATCCTTTACCTCAATGAGGTGTGTTTATGCCATGGTCTCCCGATGGCTCTATCACGGGTGCAACCGTTACCGGTCTTACGTCGCCGACGTATACTCAGGTCGACGATGTACCTCCGGCAGTGAACGCGAAGCAGAAGACTGTCACCGCCCTTGGCGGCACGCAGGGTTCTGCCTCCGCGAACACGGCTTCCGAGCCCTTCACGTCAACGTTCTACAAGCCGGCGACTATCAAGTCGATCCCGGCCCCGAACGCTCTGACTGGGCTCCGAGGTCCGGTGCCGAACAACCAGTACAAACTCGTCATCCGCAAGGGTGGCGAAGCTGCTGCTGGTGTCCCCGTGACTGCGATCGTCCGGATCACTCTGGACATCCCTGCAGGCATGGAGACGTACGATGCAGACAACGTCCGTGCTCTCGTATCCTACCTAGTCGGTCTACTCACTGAAGAGTCGTCCGATTTGGCGGATACGCTCATTACTGGCGTACTCTAACCGAGCTTGCTCGGCTAGGGTCACGCCTTAGCGAGTTAGCGTTGTTTTCAACAACCAACTGATACAGGATATCTCTATCATGAATACCCCGAAAGCTAAGGCTCCTTGGAAGGCATTCGTTCAAATGGAAATGCCCATCTGGTCTGGTCAATACGACTTTCAGTCGCTTGACTACCCTAATGGACTATATCCATTCAACTGGATTGCCTTTGAGGAGGCCAGTGAAGAGATGGTACGCCTACTTTCGCACTCCTGCCCTACCCTCCTCGAGGATAGTGCAGAACGGAAGAGGTCGTTCCACCGGATGGTTGCCACGTACGATAGTTTCTATCGTACGAGCAGCGCCCGGGCACTCATAAACTTTAAGGCGAAAGACTCCCGTGAGCGGGAGGATATCTGGCTAGCAAGAGACGAGGGCATTATTCGTGTCCTCGTTATGCTATTCAATATCCAATTGCCCACGGATGATCATCGTCGTTGGTTCATGGGGGACGTATGAGCGTTAAAACCGCTCTAACTGGTGCGTTCAAAGCGCATACAGAGTTCTTCCTGAGCTGCATCCATGCTGCTCTCGGAGGAATACTGCGGATTCTGAGACGTAAAAAGTCTTAGAGTCTATCGTACGTCATGCGCAAACTGCAGGTGTCATTATGGCCATCGAGCCTATTGATTTGCTACAGTGCTTGAAGGAGGATCTATCTCACCAGGATCTGCCTACGGATGTAGGGTTGGATTTCTGGCCAGATATGACCGTCAAACAGGCCGCTGCTGTTAACCTACTCAACGCGTTTCTCAAGAAATTGAGGACGGGACGAACAGGCAAGACAGACGAGCGAGCACTAGAAAAGTTTCTTGCGTGCAATCGGGCATGCGAAACCTGGCGGTTAGACATGTCGGTAATCGACACGAAGACAGAGATCATACTGGGTACAGTAAGACAGTACTTGGATGATTTCTGGCACAGAGGCGGCCACTCGCTAGTTGACCACGACTACGACGTCCTCGAAAGAGGCGCGTTGGGGCCGGGAGTCAGCCTAGGGAGTAGAGCGAATGACTTCTATTCGAAGCTGTTCAGCTCGCCGCTCTCTGTTTCCGATCCTTCTCTATACTTTTGGTATAGTCGTTACATCTGGTCGCTTCCGGAGTGGAGTATCGCGGAACAAATCCGCACACAATACTTCGGCGAGCCCTATGTAGCGAAGAGCAGTCGTCTTAGTTTTGTTCCGAAGAACGACGAGATTTCCCGTTGTATCTGCATAGAGCCGACGCTGAATGTTTTTTATCAGCTAGGCTTTGGCAGGATTCTGGAGGATCGACTATATGAGAGATTTGGCATCTCTCTAAGTAGTCAGCCCCAGAAGAACAGGGCGCTCGCACGCCTCGGGAGCATCACTGACGGTTTAGCTACGCTAGACCTAAGTAGTGCTTCTGATTCTATTTCTCTTGCTATGTTGCGATATTTGCTTCCACGTTCATTCTATGAACGTTTATGCAGGTATCGTAGCAAGGCGGTGGAAGTGAAAGGGCGTGGTACTGTCGAGTTGCATATGGTCTCCACAATGGGCAACGGTTATACGTTCCCTTTGCAGACCATTATCTTTTCGGCAGTTGTCACTGCGTGCATGGCTTTTAGGGGAATACCCTCAAAGTCAGTACGCTCCCACGAGCTATGGAGCGTCTTCGGTGATGACATTATCTGTCCTGCTTCCTGCAGTTCAGACGTAGTCGCCATCCTAGCGCTCCTAGGCTTTAAGGTTAACAGTGATAAGTCCTTTGTCAAAGGACCGTTCCGCGAGTCATGCGGCTCAGACTTCTTTAATGGGTCTGATATCCGTGGGGTCTACGTGAAAACGTTAAAGACCCCGGAAGCTCGCTACTCTGTAATTAACCTGCTCGCCCGGTTTTCGACAAAGACCGGAATCTCTCTCAGTAGGACCATTGGACGTCTGATCCATACAGTGGATTGGCTTCCCGTGCCTCCTTGGGAGGATTATAGCTCGGGCATCCACGTTCCTGAGTCGTTAGCTCGTAATCTGGAGAAGGACCCGGATACACAGTCGCGTATATACTACGCGCGTGTTGCCCGCCCCCTACAGATACGTTTTAACGAAGACTCTGAGGACGTTGTCGTGCCAAGAGGCTGCGAGTCGCTGATCTATAACCCTAGCGGGTTATTAATTAGCTTCTTACAGGGCTCGGTTAAGTCCGGTAGGACATCGGTCAGGTATGAACCGGTGAAATATCGGACAAAACGTCGTGTCGCTCCCTATTGGGATTGGCACGAATCAAGGTTCGAGTCGCAAGACTACGGCCTTGATTGGGGACGGTGGCAAGCCGTCCTGACGCATATCGTGGAAACACGATAATGGTCAGCTAGGTCTAACAAGACCTCCA